TAGAGATGAAAACGGTCCTGCCTTATGTTGTGCTTATTGCAACAATAGGCATGACATGGGGTATGTTCACTGAGCGATTAAATGCAGTCGAAAAAAAAGCTGATAGTGTTGCACAAATGCAACAAGATATTGCTATTATAAAAGAAAGAATTCTTCAGATGGATGATAAAATAATGTGGATTGAAGAATTCCTAATTAAGACAGTAGAGTTTTAATGGCAATATCAAGAGCACAAATGAGACAACAGGTTTCCAAACCTGGAAGTAAGAAAATAAAAAAAGTTATTAAAGGTTTGAAAAAAGCTTCTAAACTTCATGCAAAACAGGCAAAATCATTAAAAGGAGTATTAAATGGCAGATCCAAAAAAAGGAACAGGAAAAAAACCTAAAGGTTCTGGAAGGAGATTATATACAGATGAAAATCCTAAAGATACTGTCGGTATTAAGTTTGCTTCACCACAGGATGCGAGAAAAACGGTTGCAAAAGTTAAAAAAATTAAAAAACCATTTGCTAGGAAAATCCAAATCCTCACCGTTGGAGAACAACGAGCAAAAGTAATGGGTAAGACAGAAGTTGCTAATATATTTAAAAAAGGTAAAGTAAGTATAAGGAGAAGTAGAAATGGGAAAACTATGTCCAAGAGGTAAAGCAGCAGCAAAAGCTCGATTTAAGGTATATCCTAGCGCATATGCAAATATGTATGCTAGTGCTGTGTGTAGTGGAAAAATAACACCTGGTGGTAAAAAAAATAAAGGCAAGAAAAAAGCCATGGGGGGTTCTATTTCTCAAGATAGAAAAGCCGTATCTTTCAAAAGAATGGCTAAAGGTGGATCAATTGTTGCAGCAGGTTGTGGCATGGTTGATTCAGGTAGACGCAAAAAAACCAAACTCTACGTCTAAGGAGGTAAATCATGAATAAGTTATGGAGCAAGTGGAATAACTTAAATAAAAAGGGTAAAGCAATCGCTGCCGTTTTTGTTGTAGTTGTTTTATGGGCCATTTATAATCAAATCTGGTAATGGCAAAAAAGGGTTTACGTGCTTGGGTTAAAGAGAATTGGGTTGACATAGCCAACAAAAGATCTGATGGATCTTATCCTAAATGTGGTAGAAGCGGTGGAGAAAAAAGAAAAAACTATCCTAAGTGCGTACCCATAGCAAAAGCAAGAGCTATGTCAAAAGGTCAAAAAGCAAGCGCTGTTCGGCGTAAACAACAAGCTGGTAATCCTGGTGGTAAACCCACTATGGTCAAAACAATTGTCAAGAAAAAAACTCGCAGAAAAAATAAAAGATGATGTAATTAATTGGTCTAAGAATGTCTTAGAACCAATGAATAAACACCTAGGTTATCCTGCATGCCCTTTTGCTGCAAAGTGGAGAAAAGATGGCAAGCTTAGAATAGAAGTTAGATCTGACAAATCAAAATATGAAAAACACCTAACGACATTACTCAAAGATTGGAACAAAAAGAAACATGATATAATTATCTTTTGTGATCCTTTTTGGGAACAATACACACCTGAACAATTTCAAGATAAAATAGATTTTTACAATAAGACTTATAATAGACGAGATGTTTATTTCATGGGTTTTCATCCTAGTAATCCAGCATCAGTTGAGGAACAAGAGTTTTTAGTAGAACCTACGGATGACTGCGAATATGAAACTGACTTAGCTTACTCTATGATGTTAATACAGAAATTTAAACAGCTATATGAAGCAAGTTGCAAACTACATAAGATAGGTTATTATGAGAAATGGCCAGCCGAGTATTACGAGGAAGTCGTAAAAACAAGGCAAGACGAATATGAACGTATATTTAAAAAGGAGCGTACATCATGATGAAAAAGAAAAATGTCGTTGGAATGAAAAAAGGCGGCGGAGCTAAAAAAAAGAGCGTGGTCAAGAAACGTGGCGGCGGTGCCATGAAAAAGAAAAATGTCGTTAAGAAACGTGGCGGCGGCAGTATGAAAAAGAAAAATGTCGTTAAAAAACGTGGCGGCGGTATGATGCAGAAAATGCGTGGCGGCGGAGCTGCAAACCCTCATAAAGCAAGAAGAGGCATGTAATGGCTACCTCGGGAACTACTACTTTCAATCTTAGTTTTGATAGAATTATTGAACGAGCATATGCACGTTGTGGTAAGTCTTTAAGAACTGGTTATGAATTACAAGCAGCAAGAGACAATCTAAATTTGCTTTTTTCAGAGTGGGGTAACCGAGGTATTCATCTTTGGAAAGTAAAAAATCACACACAAAATTTAACTGCAAGCACCACTACATATACGGCACCAAGTGATGCTTCTGATGTTTTAGAATTAGTATTTAGAAAAATAGATGGTAGCACAACTACTGATACAAGTATGACTAAAATATCAAGATCAGAATATGAAAATATACCAAACAAGTTTTCAACGGGGACACCTAGTCAATATTATGTAAGACGAAATAGAGCTAATGTAGAAATTAATTTGTATCAAACACCAGATACAACTGA